CTTCCCCAACCTCGGAGGGGATCCAATCCTCCCCATTCGCCTGATCCCCACCCCGCACCCGTCACCTCAGCATTAACGCCTGTTGGTGTTCGACTTCTGAAATGCACTAGACCACCCACTAGATTAGCAGTGGCCGAAGAATTTACGGCTAGTCCTGTTACTTCATCTTCAATATATATGTAAAAATTATCAAGACCATCGACTTCAGTTACCTGAAATCCCCTTACTTGGGTCATCAAAGCTGCTGTTAACAAACCAGTTACACCATCTAGAGGAGCAGATGCTACAGACACAAAGTTAATCCAATCGTTAACCTTTAAACCATGTTCTAAGATATTAACTTTGACAAACGGGCTACCTGAAACTATCGAAAATTTGTCAGTAAAGTTATCGTCTGCAGATAAACCTGTAATGTCAAATGCCTTTGACCCAACGATCACATAGAACTTCCAGTTAGTCCCTACGAACTGGTACAAGTTGCCGGAATAATCACGGGAGCTAAAGCAACTCCTACCCACACCATTAAGCTCATATAAAGAGTCAGGCTCCCAGCCACTAATCGACTCAGCCACTCCTCCCCTGAACCGTATATTGTTACAGTCATACCAACTGTTGCCTGCCGCATAACTCGTAGAATCACGTTTGATACCGGGAGCTATCTGAACTTTGCGGAAAGCCATGCTATTCCCAAGCCTCCACTACCAGCTTCCAGTCTCTGCTCTCAAGATAGTCTTGACTATTTCCACTGTTTATAATTATGGAAAGAGGATACGAACCGGAGGGGTTGGGATCATTTAAAGGAATCCTCCACACATGTTGCTCTAATGTGGTCGATACTTGTTGATTCATTAACATGTTTAATGTGATTTCAGACGAATCCTTATAGAATGCCAAAAGGGGTGGTAGTGAACCGATGTACTCGGCATTCGCCATGGACCCGCCGGAGTGCGCCGACACGATACTACCTACAGGATAGTCATACGATTCCAAAGGAGAAGGCGCTGTTACACGTTCCCAATACCAATTCACAGTCTTCGGAGTGCTAGCAAATCCATGATTGAACGATACCTGCCACCGCCCTTCCCTGAGCTGACCGACGGGGACGGCTCCCGTTGGCATTGTCCAGTCACCAATGAAGTATCCAGTACTTCCATCTGTGGCAGAATCCATCACTGATGTTCTGACAAACCCTAATCCCTTCGCATCGGACTGCTTCAACTTAACCACTGACCCTGCAGAGGGCATAAACAATCCAGCCGGGACCGTGCCGTCGCCAAAGGTATATCCGTTAGTGCTGCCGTAATAACTAGGATCTTGCGTAAACCTAGCTCCACGTACAGTTGACGCCCCGCCACCGATCAGAGCACCGATTGAGGTGTTCCTGATATTGCCAGCATCAACACTGCCGCCGTCGATATCGACTATACTAAGTTGAGAAAGACCATTCACATCAAGAACAGCCCCGGAGTTAACTACCAAAGTGTTATCTGACTGTATCTCTAAATCGCACTGATCTGCGAGAAGCTGGACTGTGTTAACTCCAGTGTTAGAACCCACATTAGTATTCAGCCTAACAAATTCTGTACCACCGTGGAGTATAGAAAGAGCCGAAGTTTCAGCATCCTTAAGATCAAGGTCTTTGCTAGTTGAAGTCGCATCAATATTCTCAGCACCAACAACAATCATGTCACCAGTGACTGAGGTGTCGAACTTAAGCAAGCTGCTAGCATTACTTTTAATATCGAGCGCAGCAACATTACTCGTATTGATCTGGAGTGCAGTAGCCTGAGCCGAAGTAGTAATAGTATTCGATCTCAACTCGATATTGTTAACGGCAGACCCAGGCGCAATCTCTAGATGATTATTTAACGTGTCGAAACGCAGAAATTCCGTATTAGCAATTGTGGACTTAATCTCTAGAGCAGCAGCTAGGTCATCCCTAAGTGTAATGTCAGCAGCATTACCAAATATCAAGTTCTCAATCTGCAAATCAGAGAGAGCATTGAATACCGAGCCAGCATCACGATCAGTGCCTGTGATAGCCGTGGAAGCATTAGCCACTACTAGAGCAAATGCACCGGGCCTAACAGTGTAATTACCATTCGCTCCAACATCCAAAATCAAATCACTTAGGGCATTAGCAGGTGGAGCATCCGTGTTGATACTGTTTTTTACAAGATAAACTCTATCTGGATAAATTAAATCCGTATTACCCCTGATCTTAACAGTGACAGGCGTATTAAATTGATCAGTTGAGATGAACTCAACATACCTTGCCCTCCCCTTTCCATTCCCATTGGGGTCCGCAGCATCCCCTGAATTGTTTGTAAGCCAAGTTAAGGTATGCGTACCCACATCCCACGTAGAGTTCTCTGACCCAAACTCCACATTGATCAAAACTGATTCGCCTAACGCCTGCTCGATTCTCTCCAAGTTTTCATTAGTAGACTGACCCCAAGTCCCAGACTCGCCGCCGTCAGCAATTAACTTAATTTGATAACCAGATGTAAATGTAGCCATTGTTTATCCTTGAGGGGCCGGAGGTGAAGCCATCGGCCTGGGCCTGTAATCGTCTTGATTTAGTCTGTTCTGAGTGATGTTATTCAGGAGGGCAACACCTTCCATGAACTGTTTTTCGTAAAGCTGAAGCATGTCAGCAGAGCCCTTCATGTATGTGTATGCCTGAACAAGAGAACCGTACAACAGTACATCGGGGAATGAAGAGGTCAGCCAAGTGCCAGCAGTGCTAGTGACTAGAGAATCAGAAGATGTCTTACCGTAATAGGTAATAGTCATCTGATGGTCTGCCAAGGCAGGGATGGGGCCTAACCGAATATCTAGCGTTGGCTCTACCGGAGAAGACCCATCAGCAACCTTTGCATCTGAGATCGCGTAATACTTCGGCACACCAAGAGTCTTAACTGTGCTAGTACCAGGGTATGCTTCTAGAAGGAAATCATAGTCCTTCTGCAGCAGATACCTCACAGGCCCAAACTCAACTCCCGGCTCCGCTTGGGCAGGAGTAACAACAGTCTCTGTAATGCGAACAGACAGAATGTCGATCACTCCAGGGTCTAGCTCATACTCAGACCCCCCGATAACTGTCATCTTCGATGCTTGACCCTTCCATTTAGAAGGCATATCGATAGCCCCAAAGATCTTGTCTTCAGTAGCAATGATAAAGTTAGGTATGTTGGCTACAAAACTAGACTCACTATTCTGAGTGTAAGCCTGTATAGCCGCAGTCATCTCGGCATACGTCTTGAGCGCCATTAGTCAATCTTGCTTCCTGGCACGGTGTAATGATCCAAGCCACGAGTGGCTGCTCCAGTGCCACGAGTCTTAACTCGCTTCGGTCGGCCACCAGACTTATTAACAAGCCCACCAACCTGATAACGCTGCATGTTCTCTACTTCTTCACCAGTCTCAGCAGCATAAGCCTCTGCTTCTTTAAGACCAGCAGGTGTGTATGAGAAATGCTTCTTGCCTACCTTGGGCATAATGTTCTCCTATAGATCTGGGTTGTGGAATGCAACTACTTCAATGTAGTCGATGTCAATATCGCCAGCGTCGTAGTCTGGGCCTGTGCCCGCTTCGTTTCGGGCATCAAAGAAATCAAGCCTGATGATCGGTATCGTCCCAGTCCAATCAGCGTTATCCGTCATATCAAAAACAATCTTGAACGTACTCGCCATGTCCCTATTTTTTTGCTCGAACCCATCTGAGGCTTGAGATAGTGGGAAATAAGGCTGAGGGATTGCTCTCTGTTGCCCAGTGGACGGATTGGAATAAGGGCTTGGGAACCAGTACAGCTCACCCTGGAAATCAGACTGGTATCTATCGTCCGACTCTATGTTTGGAAAACGATTAACCGTAAACTGAGCCACAACGTACTTATAGATAGAACTGTCTATCGTTAGGTAGTCTGGATCTTTCCCTAGATATTCTCCCATACCTTGCCATATGTAGGGATCGCCAGGGTTGACAGGATCTGGGGCGTAGGGAACAGAAACAAGATTCATGGATGCTGAAGACTCGTTCCAAGTCAGAACCCCATTGCTCGCCCACCAACCGTTAATCCTTGGATATGCTCCAGTTTCAATTACGGCTGACTCGAATGTCCATCGGTTAGCAGCCGGGAGATCTCTACCTGATGTGGCCCCAACAGGGCGAGGATTACGCAGAGCTTGAGGATCATCGAAGCTATAGCGGCCTAGCTGAGTCTGAGGATTATCTGGACTCCAACACTCCGGGCAAGCCCTAGTGTTAGTCTGCTCTAGATTGATTACTTCCGTCTTAAGCTCATGCAATGGATAACGGAATCCGCATATGTCGCAGAATCCGAATGCATGTTTACCTGAAGCGAAAGGTCTAGACATTAGTAGTTCAACATGTCAGGGACGAACCGAGCCGAAACCTTGACTCTATCTTCATCCGCTGCCTCCTTAAATAACTCTTCATACATAGACTTGAGCATAGGGATACGGGGGAAAGCCTCCGGCTTCTTAGTTGCTAGTTGATAAGCAAGCCCAGCGACTAAGCACGGAAGGAATCTGTCCGGTACATCCATCGTGTTGGAAGCATCAGCACCTACATCCGCAATTCTACGAACCCGGTAGTAGTAGATCTTATACTTGGAACTTATCTCTGGCGTAGGCCAAACAGTGATTGTGGAGTTTAGATCAGCACCTGTAACCGGGGTGTAGTCCTGCACACCTATACGGTTGTACACATACTGAAGAGGCTGACCTTCATTTAACTTAGTCGGTATGTTTGAATAAGACGGCTGAGAAATACGACTCATATGGAAATCAGTCTGAGTGTTGACGTTCCCATCATTAGTACGAAGCATTAGGTCAAGCAAAGCAATAGTGTCAATGTCAATGTTGTATGTAGCTACACCCTTCAGCAACTCAATCGGAGTATCGAACAGGTCAACAGTCCAAAGGTTAATCCCTCTGTTCTGCCACTCCAACATCAAGAAGTTCAGGCTTCGCCTAGCAGTGCGTAAGTCATACCCTGTACGCATCTCAAGACCAGCGCGTTCGTATGCTTCTTCTACAAGCTCAGAGATGTCAGGATTAAACCCATAAGTTCCACTAGTCGCCACGGATAGCCTCCAATATCTCTCTACTAGAATCAGATTGCCTAAGCTGAAGACTTTTTAAGTCCTCCTTTAACTCACTTAATATCGCAGCGTTATGGCCCACTTCAGTAGAAACTCTTTCTAACCTAACTCTTATTTCTGAAACCTCAGACTGACCAGCTAATGAGCTATGCCCATTCTCTCCAGCATGTGAACTTTGCATAGCGAAAAGGCCCCCGATGGCAGAAGCGACAATACCAAGAGAAGCCCAGTAAGTGGTTGTCCCGATTGCAGGCATTATGCGTTAGCCCCACCTGTGTAAATAATCGTTATTGCGTGAGTTACATCGAACGGAGTCTCTCCATTTGCGGCAGTATCCGAACACCCCAAGTAGACACCGTTCTCAAAAAGTATACCGTTACCACCCATGTTGAATTGGAATGAACCACCAGAGTATACGCCGCACTCTAACAATGGTACGAACTTGAACGATACATCAGAATGATCTGCACTAGCACATAGGTAATACGGCCTCATGTTCATTATTTTTACAGTCCCAGAAGGGCCTAATACACCGCCCCATGATGAGCCAATAACACTATGCACAGCAACTCTCCCAGATATAACAAGGGCAGGTGCAACTGGAGATATAGGGGCGCTTTGCGGGTCATTGTCGAAAAACACTTTGCAACGATTTTTAATATCCATACTTAAGACTCGTAAACTACATTGACTGAGCAAGTAAAAGAGGAACCGGCAATGTCATCCACACTTGGTATCTGTACCCTAAAAGACAGACCACTATCAAAGAGAATACCCAGACCAGGGATGTTTACAGATGGCAAGCCACCTGAGATATTGGGATTCGCGTTGACAATCCCTCCCCCCAATGACACAAGTGTCCCAAAAACTACATTGCCAGAGCTATCCGTAAACTCAATCCTCGGCAAATCTCCATAAGTTGTTCCCTTCCAGTATTCCTGTTGAGGAGAAGGAGCCGCAGTAAACGAGAATGAAGACAGGATAGACCGTGTGGAAGATGGAACTATATTCTCAGTCTCATCCAACGCGGAGCCAGTCTCCGAGTTGTAGAAATAACCAACGGATGAGCAATTCTTAATCATTGATAAATCACCGTGGCCCATCCACCTGTTAAATCCGTACTTGCTTCTAGGACAAAATTCATTATCAAGCCATCCGAAATTCGCACATACGAATCTTCTTCAAGGAATGAAGAATACGAACTTGTAGAACTAAAAGTACCACTAGAAATATCGAAAGAAAAGATGTCGATACTGGAAGAAGATCCGTCACGTAAATTCAAACGGCCCCATTTTAAAGTCGATGATAGAGTTGAACCTCCCACAATCCCAAACAGATGCATATTCTTAGGTAACCCATAGGACACATCCGTTAAGTCAATGTCTCCGCCATCGACGAGTTCGCCTATAGTAATTACTTTGGTACTCACGTAGGAAGGGGATGAACTCATGTCTAACCCAACTGATAAGTTAATGAGACGAAACTAAGGTTTAGATCAGACGGTGAAGACGGAGATACCCTCGCGTAGACATCTCCATTAAGTGTCGCCAATACACCATGCGGAAGAATTTTCAACATAGCTATGTTCTGGAAACCTGTAGTCGTGTAATTGGCTTGACTTAGTTGGTCTTCAAAGAAAGACTCACCTCCATCGTCTGGGTCACCATCGAATAGCTGTACTCGTGTAATAGCTTTATCAGATGCAGCCGGATTACTAGATGGGATGAACTGAATCCCGAAAAGCCTGAACCTAGATCCCGCCGAAGCACTCACTATAGACTTCGCGACAGCCGGGAATGAGTCACCTAAATCCCATTCAACATATGCGCTTTGAACATATCCAGATAACATATATTACCTTTGATACAAAATAGAAATACCAGAAGCGACAAGATCAGTAAACGTCCCAGTCGCTTCGATAGTAATGCCAATAGAGTTTTTTACACGTAACCCATTCAATGGCAAAGAAAAACTAAACCTATTAGATGTAGCTGCGTAAACAAGCAATGCATTTTCTTCAGTATCAAAAATCCTGAAAACCTCAACTTCACCATCGTACAGCTTATAAGTAAAACCACCCGATGTGGTGCCCGGTCCATCGGGGCCTGAGATGCCACAAGCAAAAGATTTAAGAGCCAATGGTCCATATACGAGAGGAGTAACTGTTGCGCTCGCAGCGATCTCTGCTGAGTGGAAATAGTTTGTTAAGCCTGTAGGATAAATCAACTAAGCAACCTCACTACTTCCCAGATGCCTGAACCGCCCATCCAGAACGCCATATCTTTCCTCGTGTCCGCTACTCGCTCAACAGGCCACTGGATCCAGAACTCTCTGATATACAAAGCCACCATGGATAGGTAGGCTCCACCGATAGCGGAAAGGCCGAAGCCGAGGAGCAGATGTGCTGTCTGGTCCACAGCTTCTTGCGTATCCGGGTAAAGCCTTTTGTACCACTCAG